AGGTGCAGCATTCCTTGCATATTTTAAAGGAACGAATGCTGGTCTTTGGTGCTATGCTAAACTTGATCAGACACTTGACTTTCTTGTTGAGAGATACGGATGGACTTGGTTGGTGCAACCCGAAGATGGTTGGAGAAAGAAGTATCCACACGTTACAAAGAAAATAGATGAACTTGAAAATAGAATTAAGGAACTAGAGAATGAGAGAACTACTAATTGAAGCATTTAAGTCCCATGCAAAAGGACACATTGATAAACACATAGCAAATGTGGAAGTCTATTTAGCTAATCCTGTTGGTATCGGGGAGCACTCTGATATCATGGAAGCAGTCGAAATAGAAGTAGAACAAATTGCGAAATATGATGACCAACTTGAAATGATCATGAAATATTTCAAAGAAATATAAAATATTATTATCTATTTTTGGGGTTTACAAAATCCTGAAAATGATATATAATACTACAATCAAATAAGAAAATCAAACATATGAGGTAGTAGAATGGCAACAGCAACTGTTGACACAAGGAAATTTTTATCCGAAACTAAATTCTACGAAGCTTACTCCCGCTATATAGAAGAAGATGGCAGATATGAATCCTGGGATGAGGCCGTAGACAGAGTGATCGGAATGCACGAAGGTTACTATAAGAACAAAGGTAACGAAATATCAGAATACTTCGAGGAAGCTCGACAAGCATATAAAGAACAAAGAGTACTTGGTGCTCAACGTGCATTACAATTCGGTGGTGAACAATTGCTAAAACATCAAATGAGAATGTACAACTGTACTTCATCCTATGCTGATAGACCAGCATTCTTTGGTGAAGTATTTTATATTTTATTGTGCGGTGCTGGTGCAGGTTTTTCTGTACAAAAACATCACATAGCAAAATTACCACAGTTACAACAAAGAACAAAACAAGCCAAAGGTTATGTCGTAGAAGATTCGATCGAAGGCTGGGCATCTGCACTTGACGTGTTGATGTCTTCTTATTTTGTGGGTGGAGGAAAATATCCAGAGTTTGAAGCTCGTCGTGTTTTCTTTGACCTATCACAAATTCGTCCAAAGGGTTCAAAAATATCGGGTGGATTCAAAGCACCTGGACCTGAAGGACTACGTCGTTCACTCGACAAAATAGAACACTTACTTCAAGGTATTGTAATAGATTCCAAAGAAACCAAGAATATCCGTCCGATCGATGTATATGATATCACAATGCATGCAGCAGATGCTGTCTTGTCTGGTGGTGTACGTCGTTCAGCAACCATTTGTCTTTTCTCACCAGATGATGAAGAGATGATGAATGCAAAGACTGGTAGTTGGTATATGGATAATCCACAACGTGGCAGATCAAATAACTCTGCTGTGATTGTGAGAGACGAGACTACATCAGAACAGTTTGGCAAGATTATGGAATCAGTCAAACAGTTTGGTGAGCCAGGATTTGTCTTCGTTGAATCAACCGAACATACTACTAATCCATGTGTTGAGATTGGTATGTTCCCTCAAATGGATAACAAGTCTGGTTGGCAGGGTTGTAACCTAACTGAGATCAACGGCGGCATGTGCAATACCGAGGAGGACTTCTATAAGGCCTGTAGAGCAGCGTCTATCCTCGGTACCCTACAAGCTGGGTACACAGAGTTCAAATTTCTTGACGAAACTTCGAAAAAGATATTTGATCGAGAAGCACTATTAGGAGTATCAATTACTGGATGGATGAATAATCCAAGCATTCTATTTGATCCGAAGGTGCTAGAAAAAGGAGCAAAAATTGTCAAAGAAGTCAACAAAGATCTCGCAGGACGATTGGGCATTAATGCTGCTGCCCGCACTACTTGTGTTAAGCCTAGCGGCAACGCTTCCGTTCTACTTCAGACTGCTTCCGGTATACACGCCGAGCATAGCAATATGTACATCCGTAACGTCCAGATGAATAAAGAGTCTGAGATTACTCAGGCAATTCAAAAGGCAAATCCATATATGGTCGAAGAATCAGTATGGTCACAGGGTGGAACAGACGTAGTCGTATCATTCCCGATTATACCACATAAAGAGTCTATACTTAAAGACGAATTGATTGGTGTAACACATCTTGAAAAAGTAAAACTTGCACAAAAACATTGGGTAAACGCTGGTACAAACGAAGAACTTTGTGCAGACAAAGGTATTCGTCATAACGTATCAAACACTATTCTTGTTGATGACTGGGATGAAGTCGAAAAATATGTATTCGAAAATAGACATTCGTTTGCTGGTATTTCGTTCTTGTCTATGAGTGGTGATAAAGACTATAATCAAGCACCAAACACTGCAGTGATTACGGCAAAGGAAATGGTCAAGAAGTATGATACTGGCGCAGTCTTTGCGTCTGGTATGGTAGTTGATGCTTTGAAATGTTTCCGCAATCTATGGGATGCATGTGCAACTGCAAAAGGATTTGGTGAGGATATATCACTTGAGTCTGCAGAGAATGCAATGAAACAAGATTGGGTAAGACGTTTCAATCAGTTTGCTGAGAACTATACAAAAAATGACATACAAAAAGCAGAACATTGTTTGAAAGATGCCTATCTACTTCATAAGTGGAATAAGATTCAAAAGAATCTAAAACCAATTGAATGGAAAGATGATCTAACAGCAAAGAAATATGTAGACGTTGATACACTTGCTGCAGCAGCATGTGCAGGCGGTGCTTGTGAAATCGACTTCTAATGTCCCTTCACCTTGCGTACAGGTTTGTTCTATAAAGGAAGGGTATTGTATAGGATGCGGTCGTTCTCAAGATGAGATCAGAGAATGGTTTTATTGTGATGACGACCGCAAACTGGAAATATTGGAGAAAATAGCAAATGGATGAATTCGAAATAGAGTGTGATGAATGCGGCGTAAGTAGTGTCGTACACGCATATGATCGGCCAGACTTCTGTCCTTTATGTGGACGTAGAGCAGAAGCAGAAAAAACTGATTCAGTCATGGATGAGGCGTTTTATATCGATGAAGATTGAAAAGATTGAATACCATCGCGTACATAGTTATTTTTACTATGATATAGAAGATGAAGAGATTATTGAAGAGTTTGGCTCGATCCAAGAATTTGAAGATCAAATGGCAGAAGAGAGCGAAAAGTTTTGGGAATTCATAGAGTGTTATGATTATGATCGAAAAGATGATTGGTTCACAGAACGCAAAGGTGGTTATGAAATAGAATGGGATATTTCTAACGAGACATAAATACCAGTATGACTTGGTATTATAATAATGAAGAATATAAAGAAACCCCTGAGGATTACCAGGGCTTTGTTTATCGTATAACAGAACTTGACAGTGGTAAGATGTATATCGGGAAGAAAAACTTCTGGAAGCCGAAAATACTACCTGTTACAAAATCCCGTAAAAGAAGAAAAAGAACGATTGTAGAATCCGATTGGATAAAGTATTACGGTTCGAACACCCGTGTGAAAGAACTACTTGAATCAAAAGGCGCAGCCGGATTTAAACGTGAGATATTATACCTATGTAAAACGAAAGGTGAAATGTCTTATATGGAAACTAAACTACAATTCGAATATAATGTTCTTCTTTCTGAGGATTATTATAACGAGTTTATCGGGTGTAAAATCCATTCGAATCATGTGTCTCGATTAAAAGAAAATTTTAATTTAAAGTGAAATAGTTGTTTACAATCGTATAAAACTATGGTATAATAGAGCATCATTATGAGGAGAAAACATGACTATTTTACAAATTATCTATTCTGAATTCCAATCACTTCAAACTATCCAACAAAAAATCGATTATCTCGACAAAAACGCAGACGATTTAAATTTAGATTTTGATATTAACATACCAAATTTAATCTCGGCTTGGGAAGAAAAACTTAATTAAAATATTAGGAGCTTTAATATGATACTTGTTGACTTCAGTGGCATTTGTCTTGCCACCATACTTATTAATAAAGAAAACGACGAACGTATGATTCGTCATATGACTTTGAATTCGCTTCGGATGTACAATCAAAAGTTCAAAGGACAATATGGTCAAATGGTTCTTGCATGCGATGGTTCGAATAATTGGCGTAAAGAATATTTCCCCCAATATAAAGGCGCACGTAGAAAAAGCCGTAGTGAATCTACATTCGATTGGAATGAGGCATTCCGTATCTTAAATGATCTGCGCCAAGAGATACGTGACAACTTTCCATATAAGGTCTTACATTTAGATGGATGTGAAGCAGACGATATTATTGGTACACTTGTAGAGAATAGCCAAGAATTTGGTAACTATGAAGACATCATGATCGTGTCTGCAGACGGTGACTTTAAACAATTACAAAAGTATGATAATGTCAGACAGTGGTCACCGTTGACAAAGAAGCTTGTAGTAGATAATAATCCCCGTGTCAATCTGACTGAAAAGATATTAACTGGCGATGCTGGAGATGGTGTACCAAATATCTTATCAGATGATAATGTCTTTATCGAAGGCGGTAGGCAAACGCCGCTCTCAAAGAAAAAGAAAGAAACAATTGTAGAGGATCTTGCCGATGGTGAATTACTTTATGCTGCCTCCTGGTATCGTAACTATTGTCGTAATGAAACATTGATTGATTTATCAAAAACCCCAAATTCTCTAAAACAAAATATTATAAATAATTTTATGGAACAAGATCCATGGGGTAATAAATCAAAAGTATTCCCATATCTTGTATCGAAAAAAATGAATCGCTTAATTGAAAGCGTAACGGAGTTTATTTAATGGTGAAATTTATACATGAAATCCTCAATGAAGTTGGTGGGAAGAAAAAGAAAGCAGATCGGATTCAGATACTAAAAACGAATGAGTCCTGGGCATTAAAAGATATTATTCGAGGGTCAATGGATGAAACAGTCCAGTGGAATCTACCTGAAGGTGATCCACCCTATACTGCATGTGAACCTCATAATGCCCCAACAAATCTCATACGAGAAAATAAAAAGTTTAGATATTTTGCCAAAGGCGGGACTGGTGACTCAATGATCCCTGCCAAGAGGCAAAATCTCTTTATAGGTTTGATAGAGGGTATACATCCATTGGATGCTAAACTCGTGATTGATATGATAAACAAGAGGGTTCCAAAAGGTCTAACAAGAGAGATCGTACAGGAGGCTTTTCCTGGACTTCTTAAAGACTAATTGGGATCTATATTCTATTCACTTTAGCCTGAGTATGCTTCTCGGAGCATGCTCTTTTTTTTGGAGAACTAATATGGTTTTAACTCAGCTAGAAAGACTTAAGAATGACTCGAAGGAACTTGGAAACTACGCGCGAAAATTACAGAAGAAGGGTAACTTAGAAAGGATGAACAAAATTCTTAAAAAACAAGATTTCTTAGAACGTCGAATAGCCGAGGCGCAATATTCAATTTAAAACAAAAATTAGGGAGTTTACAAACCTCTGCCTTTACGGTATAATAAAGCATATTAAAAGGCAGAGGTACATTACATTATGAATATTTTTATATTATCAACAGATCCAGTCGTAGCTGCTCAAATGCAATGCGACAAACACGTCCCCAAAATGCTCGTCGAATCCGGTCAAATGTTATCTACGGCACATCGTGTGCTTGATGGCAGACTAACTCGTCGCCCTTCAAAGTCTGGTAAGACCATGGTCAAGTACTGGGACTTATATGAAGGTGCAGATGACCTTGAAGCAGAATTACTCTATTACAAAGCTGTACACGTAGGACATCCATGTACTGTCTGGTCCATGGAATCTGATAGTAATTATCGTTGGCACTGGGAACATATGAAGGCCTTAAGTGAAGAGTATACATATAGATATGGCAAAAGTCATAAGACTGAAAGAGAATTATTATGGAAAATACAATCACCTCCGCGGAATATCCCAAAGGGTCCAATGACTCCATTTAAACTCGCTATGAATTCAAATCCTGAATGCAAGTTCGATGATCCAGTTAAATCCTATCGTGCATTCTATCAAACGAAACAACATCGCTTTGCTATGAAATGGTCAAAGCGTTCAGTACCAGATTGGTTCCAATATGCCGACTTACACACTGCGTAATAATAAAACAGATGAAACCTGGCAAGTTCTTTGTTCTTATCAGGATATGAAAAAGCAATTGAATGATGTCGTTGAACTAGTTCCTGTCATGCCGAATATTGTATCTGGTGTTGGCAATCTACACGGTAAAACTGATGATGGTTGGAAAGATAATTTGCAAAGAATTAAGTCAGGATCTGGTAAAGGCAATACGATTAAGATATGAAGACGTTATTTTGGAGGTTTCGTTTTGCTATTACTTTTATAGATATATTTTCGAAACCAAAGGGCGCATTTACCGGTAACCATTTTATGTTAGGTTGGAAAGTATCTTCAACGCAAAAGATGGACATACCACCAAGACAAGCGGCAATAGATGAAGTGACGAGATGGTATTATGAGTAAACAACACGCAATCAAAGTAGATGAATTATACACCTATGAGCCTCTTACAGAAAATCAAAAGAAAGCTTATAATGCTTGGGATGATGGTGAACATCTTTGTCTTACTGGAACAGCAGGTACTGGTAAGACATTCATTGCACTCTATCTTGCCCTGGAAGCTGTACTGGAGAAACAAACTGCCTATCATAAGATAACAGTTATTCGATCTGTCGTTCCTACCCGTGATATGGGATTCTTACCAGGATCTCTTGCAGAAAAACAAGAAGTCTTTGAAACACCATACAAGAATATTATGCTTGAACTTCTTGGTGACGATACACCTTATCGAAGACTCGTACATAACCATCAACTCGAATTTATAACAACATCCTATATACGTGGTATGACAATCGATAATA